CCAAAGGAATAGATACAATGCACTCTGAAGAATTAACATGTCTTATAGTGCTTTGAATTGATTGAGAAGCACTACCGCCAAATAACCCTGTTGGTTCTGTACCTAAAGGCAGTACACCTATACCATGTGTCCAAGTACGAACATTAACGACTGGTTGAGCTCCTAAATTGTGAACAATAGTTACATCAAAACCAACTGGAATAACAGAAGCAATAATATTTTCAAAATATTTTAGCCGTTCATCCAACGTTTTAAAATTCCCCAAACGTTCACTACTTCGAGCATCGATAACTTCGCTATCTGTTGTAGCATTTGCGATTACATCTTTAAAACGTTCCTCTAAATTGGTTTGACGTTGTTCTACTTTAGATTGGCGTTTTTCTGTATTTTCAGAAATAGCCTTTATTTTATTAAATAAAACACTGGTATACTCCATCATACGAGCTAAAGATTCTCGAACATGTCGTCGATACATCTTTGTTCGAATCCACAAAGCGAACGTTTGAGAAATAGGATCAATCACACCGTTTTTTATTTCATCTTGCACCTCATCGACATCGGTCGGGTCTTGATAATCAACTGTTGTATTTGGTTCATTTGTTGGTCGAGTATCCTTAAATTCTTGTGCCAACCGTCTCACCTCTCTTATTTTTCTAATTTCTCTACACGCTTAATTAAATCGTCTAACGCCTTTTTCATATCAGTTTGAGCAGTACCTACAGATTCGACTGTATTTGTTAAATCACTTGCTAATTGTTTAAAGGCTTCCGTCGATTCTGTCACGGTTGTTGATAATTCACTGGTTAAGTCTTCCAAAGAACTAACTTTACTACTTTGAACAGATAAATCATTGTCAAATTCTTCCTGTCTTTTTATCAACTCTGATATGTTTTGAACTCCTGCCGTCGCAAATTTTTTTACGTTTACTAAATTGGATTGAATAGCTTTTATTTCGTTTTGATAATCGGTCAGTTTTTTCTTTTTCGAACCAATAGTCAAAGTAACCTTTTGCGGTTCTAAAATACTAAATTTTTTCTCAATCACTTGTAATCGTTCTACAGCATAAATAAATTGATTATCTACTTTATAACTGTTTCCTAAAGTGATTAATTCATATCGTTTATCCAATAGCCCTAACTCAATGGCTTCAACTGTCCAAGTTACCAACATCAAGCTTTGGTCTTTTAGCCATTGCAACCCTCGACGTTTTAAAATTGATGGGTCTTTGACATTTGAAAATTCTACAATGCCCGTGTTTAATCCAAATTTTTTGATTAACGCTTCATCATCAAGGTAATTCTTACCGCCATTTACTTTTTCGATGGTGTATTTAGGTCGTGAAAAATCTGTTCCCACTTCAATATCAGTATTTGACGTATCTTCAATATCTTGACCGACGGGCACAATCCTTGTAAACAATTCAGAAATATCAATATCTCGAGTAGCACTTTTTAGATTTTTGGTTAACTGTAAAGGAGTTTCACTGTTCACACCATAATTAGATAGATAATCTAAATAATTTATATTCCCAACGCGTCGAAGTGTTAACGTACCGCCCAGCCTATCCAACAATTTTTCTTTAATGGTATCAGCTGTACTTTGATAGCCTAATCCTCTTAGCAAGTCCCCATTATCTACAACATTCACTTCACCAAGCCGAAACTGCTTATGCGCTTCAACTTGTTTATTGTGTGCATCGAGTATTTTTTGTAAATAAGCAGATACAGTCATCCGTGTTGGTTTCATATAGGTTTGAACAGAATCATATAAAAAAGCTTTCTCATCCTCCGCTAAGAGAGTTTGAGAAAAGCTTCCTGATGCTTCCATTTTATTCGTGATTTTAGCAACTCTACCATAAAAAATTTCTTTATTTCTTGTAACATCAACAATCTGGATAAAGTGAATAATCGGCTCAATCTTTTGATAGTATTTATTGTTAATATTAAAGGTAAATTCAAAAGTAGAAATTCCTAATCCGTTAATTGATAAATATACTTCGCTATCTTTGATTTTCTCTCCATAACTATATGGCTCATGAACAATCTTTGGATTCTTTCTGTTCGGATTATCAAACAATAATACTCGATACATTAGACCATCACCTCACTAGACATAAAGAAAGAGATATGACCTTCGCCATAAATAGTTAAGTGGTTGGTCCCTCTTTTTAATTTAAAGAAATAATCTTGCGATTCGCCTTTCGGAACTTTTATTGTTGTTCCGTCATCAGTAGTTAATTGCATTGTAGACGTTGCCTTTATTGTTGGACTAGAAGCATTCGCTCCCATATTGATAAGAAAAATTTCTCTTTTTCCGTGAATATAGTAGCCTGTCCAATTGTCGGCGCTATCGTCTGTGAAATAGTCATCGTCAAAGACATCGGAATAAGAAATATTTTCCCTTAAAGCAAAAGGATACACGTCAAATTCTACGGTTAACGTTAATGAATTACTTGACGAGTCATCTTCTGCTTTCACACTTTTGCATTTTCCATACCAGCGAAGCCCTGAACGTAACCAAGAATCATCAATGTAATCAATTCCATCCATCATCAATTCTTCTTTTACTTTCGCCTCTAATGCCTTTCGTTCTTCGTATGACGTATTAGGTCGCCAAAAAGTAACAGTGACAATGCGATTACTAAAAATTCGTTCTCCTGTAAGCATGGAAAAATCATACTGACCTTGCATGAAAGGGATCTGTTCAATAATTTCCACTTCTTCCGCTGAAGGAGCATCGTGTTCAATAATGTAGAAACCATGTTCTTTGCTATTAAAACGACCTTTGGCCATATATTCTACAATTTCAATCAACTACGATACCTCCCATCTTGCTTTTGTTGTTCTGCTAAATTAAGATTCATTGGGCTACCTAGCGCTCCCACTACTTGGCCAGTATCCATCACAACAGTTAAATGTCGTATTTCTTCTAAAATTTCTACCATTTTTCCCATTGGCGTATTATCTATAGAGTGTTTTACCTCAATTGCATTTGAACGTTTCAGCAAACGGCTACCCGTAATAGATTGATGAATACTTGAAATCATATCTTTTGCACTTTGTACGGCAACCGACGTATCTTCTCGAATACCTGCAGCTACACCTTGTGCAAGGAAAACACCAACATCATATTTCAATAGGCGTGATGGTGATTTAATTTTTGCTTTTTTCTGTGCTTCTGCATTAACGGCGGCTACTAAATTTTGCATAGCAGCCACTGCTTCGCCCTGACTTGCACGAATACCAGAAGCAACACCTCTAGCCATATTTGAACCTATAGGGCTCATATCTACAGAACCTGCACCCTGACTTACCGCATTTCCTAAAGACCTTCCAGCATTATTTGCAGGGGGTAACTGAGTTAAATATCCTTGAATTGTTGCCGCACCTAGCTGACTTCCAGAATTCTTCGCATTTCCTTTTTCAGAATTCGTTCCAGCATTTGTCTGTTGAGCATTGCTTTTACCAGCATTTTTATGTTCATTACTTTTACTTCTTGTTCCAGAAGCAGCTGCACTACTATTATCAGCGGCAGCTTTCTTAGAATTAGATTTTTGCGAAGATTGACCACTATTCATCGAAGACATCAATTCTTTACCAACATTATTAAGTTGTGTTTTCCCAGAGTTTAATCCATCAATTAACTGGTTTTTTCCGTCTTGACCATTTCTAAATAAGTCAGGAGGCAACGCTTGTAAAGTATTCACAATGTCAGCTCTTGACATATTCGCCCACTTCGTTGGATCATTACTTTGTAATCCCTGAACTAGTCCGTTAGAGCCATCAATCCCTCGTTGACGTAGCATTCCTGCCAATAAAGCCATTTGTTGGTCAATGCTAGCACCATTATTTACATAAGATTGATAAATGCCTAAAAGCTGTTGGTCTGTAACGCCTTTAAGTTGTGCTAAATTATCAGCTGTCACTGCAATTTTATTTGCACCATTTTGTGAAATAATCGCTAGAAGTTGAGCTCCTTGCTCTAATTCACTTTGTCGTATTTGAGCATTTTGCGTTTGTAATTGTGTAATTTGATTTTGGAAAGCTGCTTTTTCAGATTCCGTTTTTGCTTGGTTCTTTTGTGTTTCTAGTTGCTGAATTTGGGCGTTATTTTCTTGCACTTGTTGCGCTTGAATTTCCCCAAGCGTTCGCAAGCTTGTCAAAGTTTGTTCTTTTTCTTGCTCGCTTAATGCTTGTTTATTAGCCAACTTATTCATACCAGCCTCAACAAATTGTTGGTTCTGTTGTAATAATTGATCCCGAATAATATTCGTTTGATTTTGCAAAGTAGCTCTTTGCTGTTCTGTCAATTCTTGACCCTCTACTGTTTTATTATTCTTCAATTGGTTAGAATAATCAGTATATACCTTCAATAAATCACTATTATTCGTTTGAACAGCTTTCATATACTGGCTTGAAGCATTGGCAAAAATCTTTTGCTTCTCTGCTTCTGATTTTCCTTCTGCCGCTTCAATTTGCTTGTTATAGGTTTCAACAGCCTTTTTCTGTTGTTCCTTTAAATTCGTAACTAAATCAAGTGTATTCTTGAAATAAGTTTCTACGCCAGCCGTACTACCATTTTGCTGTGAGAAAAGTTCAGTCATTGCCTGTTTAGCTTCATCAAGTTTTGAAGAATAATTTTCAACACTTGAAGAGGCTTCTTCCATATTTAACGAAATTGCTTTCGTAGTGTCTTTGGACTTTTCACCTAATTCTTCGGTGCTTTTAGCAGCTTTTTTTAAAGCAGAATCAGAAAACATTGTATCCCAATCTTTTTCAATATCAGATAAGCTTTTCTTCATATCTTTAAATGCTTTATCAGCACCTTTAGAATCGCCTTTTAATCGTTTCCAAAGTCCTTTTACACCGTTTGAAATTGCCATTATTGCATTTACTACCGTTTTTCCTACAGTAACGATAGCACGTAAGCCATCTACAAAACCTGCTATAGCAAAAGTGACACCGACAATCGTACCAGTACCTAACCACTTAAATATATTTCCTAATCCTTTTATTGTTTTAGTAACACTCGCTGAGCTAGGAAGTACACTTTTAAACGATTTTACTATTCCGATAAAAGCAGTTTTCACATAGCCTTGAATGTTCATAAAATTGGATTTCCAAGCTTGCACTACACCAACTATTGTAGTGGTTATTGCTACTAAAATTGCAGTTATAGGATTGCTCAACATAGCTCCTGTTAAACTAGCTATAGATCGTATCCCTGTTGCCGCAAATGTTCTAAAACCCCCACCTGCTTTTGAGGCGGCTACGCCAAGTCCTGATAAAACCGTTCCCGATTTGCCAGCTGCAGAGGATAGGTTTCTTAGTGACCCTACAGGATTAATAACAACAGAGGCAAATTTCGCTAATTTACTATTAGATAATTGTAAAGAAGCAGAAAAAGAACGGAAAAAGTTAGTAACTTTATTCCCTTCCCCTAGCATATTCAGCTGTTTTTGACTTGCTCGTAGATTTGCTCTAAATGTATCTAGCGTAGGAAAAAGACCTGAAATAGTCTCTCCTAACGTGGTAAATCTTGTTAATACATTTACATTAACTCCTGCGCTTTCAAGCCCTGCTAGATTTGATTTATATTTAGAAACAAACCCTTTTACAGCTTGTAATGCACTACCAGAGCCATTAACAATAGGTTTAGTAATAAATTGCTGCCACTTGCTATCAATATTCCCTGCGGTTTCAAACATTGTCGAAATCGTTTTGCCGAAAAATCTTGTCATTTTCCCAAAAACTTTTAACACAGGGCCAGCAGAAGCGGCTAACGCAGCCATTTTCAAAATGAACTCTTGCGTTTTTGGATCAGCTGATGCAAAAGCTTCTGCCATATTTGCTAAAGCTTCAAGCATAGGCTTAGCAGCACTTATCGCGCTATTTAATGCGGCTACTAATGGACCGCCAAACGTAATTGCTACATCATTTAATTGACCACGTAAAATCTTTAACTGTGATTCTGTAGTTCCGTATCGTTTGCCAGCTTCTTCTGCTAGAGCTGTATTTTCGTTAAACGCTTCGTTACCTCGTTTTACAGCCCCTTCAAAGACATCACTTGCATTGGCTGCACGTAATAAACTATCACGTAATCTAACTTCTGTAATTCCCATATCGTCGAGCACTTTAATAGCTGATATTCCGTGTTTTTCCGAGT